CCGCAGATACTTTAACACCTTTACCTATTCTCACAGCGTTAAAATCGTCTCTTACTCTATCTGATTCAACCCCATTACCAAAAGAGTAACAGTTAAACCAACTTAATGTTTTTATTGTAGCGGCTTCAGCGATAGGAAATGCTTGAGAAGCTTCATAGTATATATCTAGTTCAGCTTGTTCTTTTGGTTCAGTTTCGAATACAGCTGGGTTTGTTGATGATAATATATCATTACCACTAGACGTAAGCTCTTCTACTATTTCTACACCAGTAACAGTACCAAATCCAGATTGAAAGTTTTTTGTCATTACAATTTCAACCCATTTTCTAGCGTTACTAGCATTAGTTCTTTGTCCACCAAACAAACCGGTTATACCTCTTCTATCCCAATGTATTGCACTTTCTTTAACCGTGTAAACCTCACTTTTATTACCGCTAGCATCGTAAAATCTAACAGTTTGATTTTCACCACCTTGTAGGTATTTATCAATAATTTCATGAGTTGGTATTCCAGTATTTATTGGACTAGATCCACCACCACCATATCCAGCCCAAACTAAACTAAATTCATCCGACTGAGCTACAGGTCTACCTTTCATTATAGAGGGAACAGCCCTGTGATCTTTCCAACCAAAACCTTGTGCACTATCACCACCACCAATCGCTGCGCCACTACCTACGGGAACAACATTAGGAACATCTGAGCTTTGTACTATTCCATAGCTAGCTTCAACGGTACCAAAAGCATCTATTATATTAGTTTTAAAAGTTGCATCTCTATTTATTTTAACAAAAAATCTACCTTCAAATTCAGGTTTTCTTTCAATTACTTTTTCTTTAACAAGTATTTCAAAAGCTCTTGTTGAAGCAGAATCATTTGTTATTGCATCTAAGAAAGCTTCTTCCATTGGAAGCGTTATAGATACTCTAAATTTATTATCTTCACCAGTTGGTCCACCAGATTTTATCTCATAATCTCTAGTAGAACTTCCACCTTTTACTATGCTAATAAAATTTTGAGCTTTAAAAGCAGTGTAAAAACTTGGGTTAGCATCTTGATCACCACTAGTTCCACCTGGTCCAGTAAATTCAAATGTAGTTACATCTGAACCTGGATTAGCAGAAGACGTAGCTTCAACATCAGCATTAGCTATTGTCTTAGCGACTTCAGCTATAAAATCAGGAGCTTTATTTGATATACTTAAAACTTTATATTTAGGAACTTCTTTTACAGTATAATCATTGTCGTGTTGTTTCTTTAAATATAAGTATGTTTCTTCATCTACTTTATTTCTTTCTGATGAAGGAAAACTTAACCAAACATTACCATCTTCAGCTAGATAAAATCTATCTAAAGCTAAATTGTAATATTCGTTTGCAGTTTCTTTTATAAAGTATTTATAATGTGTTGCAAAAGCCGGAGCTGTAGTAGTTATTGAAGCTTTTAGCTTATTTATTTTGTCAGAGTCAACACCTCCTAGTAACAATGTAGATTCTTTACTAGTAAATACTGGTGTTTCTCTACCATAAACATCTTTCCAAACCACGCCTAGTTGATAGTTTCTTATTGACTTTATAGATTCTTCAGGTGTTTGTGGGCTTGGATTTAATACACTTGATACAAAGAAGTTTGTACCTAAGTTGTCATTTACGTTAAAGTTTTGTAAATAATTGGCATATAAAAGCCTATTACCTATTATTTCCTGTGCCTTAGCTTTTAACGGCACATTGTCATAAGGTCTTAATATTTGATTAGCCTCTATTACTTTGTGTATTAATTCAGATTCTATCTCTAATGTTTGACCTGAACCTAAAGGAACTTCATCAACGCTGTAAACTAAGTTACTGTTGCTTTCTTTATATAGTACCTCTATTTCTTTTACGTTAGCTGGTGGAGTTTCAAATCCGCCAATAGTTAATTTTCTTACGTTATTAGTCATACCTAAATTATAACCATCTGCTGATAAATATTTAAACTTACTTGGTAAAAATACAGCTTGTGTAAATGGTGAAAACGTAGAGTAAGAACCGTTTAAGTATTTCCATCTATAAGCAAACCTTGGAAACTTATACTGAAACATAGCCTCATCTTCTTGTAATAAAACCTCCCACACCAATGACTCGTTAGGCATATTTTCTGGATTAGACAATATATCTACAGTAACAGTGGAAAACTGACTAGCTCCAGCTGTTATTTGAACAGTAACTTCAAATATTTCTAAATCATTATTACCACTAGAATATTCATTTTTTAATGATAATATATCACCAACTTGATAGTTTGGTGCAGCTCCAAAAGATAGTGTTGTTGATGTTCCACTTGGTATACTTTCAAACTCTACTGGATCTGTGCCTGCAATATTTTGAGTGAATTTTTTTAATGTTGTTAAAGGACTTATACCTGTACCAACTCCCTCTCTTCTTGAGTCACTTTTTGTTACGGTTGGTGGAGTTAATGGTGATTTTTTTATAACAGTAATATCATGCTCTACAAATCCCCTACCATATATTTGAGTATGATTTGTAAATCCACTAGTTGATAAAGCTGAAGCTTCTCTAAATTCTTTTATATCTAAACACTTAGGCTCACTATTGTCATCTGTAAAAAATAATAAACCTTCTATTATATTTATACCAGTTATTAAATGATTTTTAGAAAACTTTAAAATATTACCTTTGTCAACTACAATAGGCGATACAACGTCTGTAGATTGATTGTACTCTATAATAGCATCTATAGTACCTGATGTTATAAACCAGTATATACACTCTGTTTTATCATACTTTATAGATCCTAATGTTTTAACAGCTCCTGTACCTGTATCTGGTATTCCAAATACATCTAAAGAAGCGGTAGACTCATTAAAAACAGTATAAGCTCCAGTATCTTTGTTAAATGTTTTGTTAATACGAGAAGAATTACCCAGTAAATTTTCAATAGCACCTACGTCAGATCCTTCAGAGCTAGCAACTTGTATATTCAAAGCATCTCTGTATTCACCTTCCTGTACTAATCTTTCGTCCAGGTCTTTTTGCATTTTACCCGCACGGAAGTGATTTTTTAACTTCGGCATATCTTAGTGTTTTATTTGCTTAGATTTGTTTCTCAATACTTGTGAGATTTCCTCTGCTTTTATATTACTTAATCTTAATTTTGCTTTTCTTATAGCTGCAAATCTTTCTTTTTTAAATCTTTGTACTAAATACTCTGGCACTAATGTTCTAGCAGCTAACATAGCATGTATCATGTATTTATATATTGCGTCTTCAGCAAACTTATGAACTACAGAATCTATATCATCAGCTAGTCCATCGCTTATGTATTTTAATGTTATTATTTTACTATTTAAATCAGAGCTAAAATGTATAAAACCTTTTGCATGATCTATATAGTAAACCCCATTACCTTGTGACATAGATGGCGTCATACCATATCTTCTACCTTGTGCTAAAGTAGCATCATAAGCATCATCATCTCTAGGGTTATCACTATTATTAGATGTGCTACTTTGAGCTTTAAATTGTTTCCATGTTTCTGATTCAAAAGTTTGTAGTAACTCTCCACCGTCAGCGAACATATAATCAAAGTCATTGCTTTGTAATACAGCTGATGGGTTACCAGTTTTCAATGCAGGATATATTATTCTTTCAATACCAGCTGAATCTCTCCAGCTTAAACCTACATAGTTAACATAATCATGAGGTAAAGCCATTTTAAGCGAAGGTGGTATTTCTATTTCTTGTGATTTTTCTGATCTTAAAGTATCGTAGTTTAATTCTTGAATACCTCTTTGTGCGTGAAACATTACATCTGTTCTGCTAGCTTTTGGTAACAACTTGTCTTCACCAACATATGTTATTATAAAATTTTGTATAATATCTTTTAATGTTATGTGTTCATAGTTACCTAAACTCTCTACTAATGTTCTTTGCCTAACTATTATTATAGCACCAACAGCGGGGTTGGCAGAAGCTATAAAGGTTAACCTACCATTTGAAGCATCATAAGAATAAGACGATGCTCCTAGTTGATCTCCATTTACAAAAACATCAAACTCTCCTTCTACACTTGGTAAAGGACTGAATATTAATGTTACGTAACTATTGGAATTACTGGCAGAGTCTACCGTAAATTGATTACTGTTATCGTAGTATTGTTGTTGTGTTCCTGTGAATAAAGGCATATTCTATTATTTTTCTTGTTGAACGTTCTGTGCTTCTTCTTGAGCAGCTATTGGGTAAAGCTGTGGATCTTTTATTGTGATACCAGCTAATTCTAATATCTTTATAACTAGTTCAGATTCCTCAGATTCATGAAGCTGAAAGTTTGTGGATGTAGTAGCATTAAAAAGTGCTTCATCTAATACAGTAGTAAAACCCCAAACTACTTTAATAGGTCTAGCTATATAGTTACACACTACTGTGTCACTTGAACCTATTGTTGTGGGATAAATTTGTATTGATCTTTTTCTTAATACTTCTGTTGATCCAGAATTTCTAACATATACGGGATATGTTATTGTTGGGTTTGTTAATGGGGATGCTATTATGTGATGTACTTTGTTTTGATTGATCTTTTCAACCTCTACGTAACTACCACATTTATTAGTGTATAATTCTCCCATACGATAATGTTCAGGTAAAGTACCTACACCACCGTCAGCCATAACAACTGCTTCTCTGTATTTTTCAAATATGTCAATTTTTTCTTGTATAATATCTACCATGTCTGCATGAGTTGAATCATTACCAGGCATTTTTAAAAATTGATCTAAGTCATAAAAATACTGTTCGAATATATCCATTTGAGCTTGATTAGCAAACAAGTTAAATTCTTGAGGTGTTATATAACCCCTTTGTTCTTTGTTAGCTATTGCTAAAACTCTTTGATATACTGTATCTACTGTTACCGCCATAATTTTTTTTATTTATAGTAAGCAACCACCTCGATAGAGATGGTTACCTCTATAAGTGATTGTTATTCTTTCATTCGTTTTTCTAAATTATTAAAGACCTCTAAACCTTCATCGGTTTGGAACCACGCAGCTAATGCTGAATATGGGTGCTCATCAAATGGCACTGTCATTAATTTCCTGCCGTTTGTAGCCCAAGTAAATTGTCTGTTATCTGGAGACAACTTAATTAAACCTGCTTCAACAGACTTAATACCAAAATTTCTTAACTGTACGTTATCGTCTTGTGCTAAGTTTATAAATAAAGCTGGATTCCTTCTAGCGAATAGTAGTAAATCTCTCTTTATTTCTTTTGAAGCCATGCTTGTAACTTTACTTCCAAGCTCTACTCTTAATATACCTTCAGCTATATCTAAATCTAAATCTTTAGCTATAGTTAAAGCTTCTATTTCTAGCTCCATGTATTCTAAGTCATCGCTTGCTTCTTCTACCTCATCTAGCTCTTTAAAAATTACGTTTTTAAGAGGGTGATAAATTGAAAGCATCTTTTGCAAAGCTTGCTCTCTAGCAGGGACAGCTAATGAGCCGTCTCTAAAAACTATACGACCTAAAGTCGCTATACCTTTTTGATCGTCTACCAATGGTGATGGTTGATTTGTAGCGTATCTTAATTCTTTTTGAAATCCTGCTACCGTATCAAACCATAATAATGGTTTTCTTCTAGTGTGTTTACTCGGTAAAGAGAAAACTAAAGGTTGTTCTTTTGTTGTTAGATAGTAAACTCTATCTTTCATTTCCCAGTTAACTCCTTCTGGAATTCCTGGCACTTGTTTTGTATTTGTCATGATATAATATAATTAAAAAGTTTATAAAAAAAATAAAAGGGTTGGGTGCCGAAGCACCCTTACCTTTTAAGTACTATTGATTATCCTTGGATACCATCAGTAGATTTTAACAATACGAAGTTGTTAGCTGCTTGAACACATAAACATCTCTCAGATAAGAAATGTACGTTCATTGCATCTTCATCACTTGTATAGTTACCTCCAACTGAACCAGTAATCCATGATTTCATTCTTCTGTCGTCAGCTTCAGAAGCTCTGTATCTAACGTGTAAGAATGGTCTTTGGATATTTTTACCCATAATCTGATCGTAAACTGTTGAAGTTCCAGCAGGAACGATAACACCTTCAATATCAGCTACAAGTCCTCTAGTAGTTGAATCATTTAAGTATTTCCAGTCAGTTTTGTAGAAATCGTAAGATCCACGTCTGAAACCAGAAAAACCTAGGTTAAGCGCCATTTCTTCAGAATTGTTGAATACTCCGTAAGAAGTACCACCAGATCCGTAAGAATTTTGAGCAGCTAACATATTGTCAATTGAAAGAGCTGTAGCTCTGTCTAAGAACATCATGTTTTCCTCGATAGCTCCTTGCTTGTCAAGTTCTTGTAGTATAGAATCAAATTCAGCTAAACCTACATGAACTCCAGAAGAAACGCCATCGTCAAAATCAGCGTTGTTGTATACTAATCCTCTTGAGCTAATAGCAGCAAAAAGACCTTCAGATCCAGAAACTCCTGCAGCTGAGATAGCAGATGATGCTGCTTTTTTCTCTGCTTCAATCATAGACATTTCTAATTGATCTTCAAATCTAATTCTTGCTTCGTGCTCAGATTTTAAGTACCATAAGTATCCAGAAGTACCAGCTTCAGTAGCAACTTCAACCCACCCAATTTGAGCAGTGTCAGATCCATTTACACTATACTTGTCTCTTAGAATAATTGGCTTATTCGAGAAAGAAGTAAATGTTGCATCTTTTTTGTTACCAGCGTTGCTTGATCCTTTTGCATATTCTGAACCATAAACAAATACTTTTACAGCAGCAACACCATCAGCACCGATACCTGAAATATCAGCAGCAGTATAAGGTTGTGCAGTTATAGTAGTTGTACTAGGTACAGCAGATACGTAACATTTTAACGTTGCTCCAGCTTTGCTAACGATGATAGTATCACCGATGCTTAGTAAGTGAGCAGCAGAAAATGTTAGTAAGTTTGCAGAAACGTCAGTACCTACGACATCGTCGTAAGCTACGTGGATTCTACCTTGTTCAGACCATACGACCTCGTCAGAAGCCATAGGCATTTCAGCACCGACCATAGATAAGAAACCAGAAATAGTTCTGTTTCCGTATCTTTCAACTTCTTTTTCATAAACTTCCGGTAGGAATTGTTTTGTGAAATTGAAGTCGTTGCCAGCGATTGATAAATAATTTGAACCAAATAAAGTTTTATTCGGTCTCGGCGTTAAGTGCGATAACTCCGCGCCTGTTCCAGCTAATGCCATAATTTTAAATTTTTAATTAAGTTAATATTTATTTTCTAATCTTAATCTTAAAGTCAGAAACTGAATCACCAGGAACCGCTTTTACGGACCAACCGGATGTAGGAATCACATTTGACTGTGCTTGTCTAGGATCCATGTTGATGTTTTTTGATTTAGCTATACTATCCTTGATAGCATCGGCTTTACCTTGTTCGTAAAAATGTTTCGCTACAGCGTCAGGATTATTAGCAGTAAATAAAGATTTGTGATAACCTTTAGCATCTGACATTACTTCATCTTTATCAAGAAACTTCTTGATGAAATTATTAATATCGCTTTGGTCATTTTTAATCTTGTCACTGTCTTTTACATTAAACCTAAATTTCTTTTCTCCGATGTTATATTCAAAACCTTTGAATTTGTCGTTAAAAACCTGATTGGTTTTTTCTTGAAATTTTGTTTGTTGTTCCTTGACTACTTTTTGTGAAGTTTCAACTTCTTGATTGTAACGGTTGAAAAAATCAATTGCTTTCTTTTGCTCAGGCGCTAACCTGCTTCCAGCTTTAATTTCTTCGTAATATTTAGACTTTAGCCCGTCTAGGTGGCTTTTAGCACTGGCAACTTGCTCTTTAAGCGCTAATTTTTTTCTTTTAATGTCTCTATCCTCATCAATTTCTTCATCAAACTCAAAATTGTCTTCCATTAAGAAACCAATTTCATCATCATTTAAATGAGGTTTTGTTTGCTTGTAGTATTCTTTAAGTAGAGATTTGTCATCTTGTTTAGAGTAATCTTGATTTAATCTAACATACTCTTCTAAGCTTCCACCAGTTTCATTCATAAAGTCTACAACTTTTTGTATGTTTTCTGGTAATGGTTCAGCTGTGTCTTGAGACTCTTGTACAGCTTCTTCTACTTTTTCTTGTAGATTTTCTGTCTGCTCTTCGACCTCTTCGTCTGTAATCTCTTCAACTACTGAAGTTTGTTCTTCTTCTTTAACCTCTTGTTCTACAACAGGTGTATCTTTTACCTCTGTTTCTTCTACAGGAGTAACTTCTTCTTTTTTAGAAAGATCAACCTTTATAACGTCATCGCTATCTTGATTAACAAGTTGCTTAGGTCTTTTAGGTTTTTCTTTCATTTTCATATCTCCGCCTTCACTTGGTGAGGTTTCGATTTTAGCATCAGTTATAGTTTCACTATCCTTGATTGCTGCTGGTGCAGTTGGTAGTTCTTCGACTACCTCTTGCGGCTTTTCTTTTTCTGCCATAATATAATATTATAAAATTAAACGATTATTATCTCGGGTCAAAACTTCCTAGATTACCTAGGTTACCTAAACTATCATTACCCATTGATTCAAACTTTTTAGGTGATTTATTGTTATTTCTTTGATCTATTAATTCAGATTGTTGACTAGCTTGTATTCTAGTTCTTTCATCTTTACGATCTTCTTTGTTAGTTTCTTTGTTTTTTGTTACATTAAGCTCCATGTTTTTAAGCCTCATGTTAATCATAAACTCATGATTCATAAGTTCTTTTTTGATTTGAGCTTCTTGTTGCATTTTCTTTTGGCCTAACATCATTTTAGCTTCTTCAAGCTGCATCGTACTTTGCATCAAAGCTTGGTTTTTTTGCACTTCTGCTTGTGCAGCTACCTTTTGAGCTTGAGCATTAGCGTTAGCCTGAGTTTCTATATTTTTTTGTTGTAGTAGTTCGTCTCTTTCTCTTTTCTTTTTTCTTCTAACCTTCAACAATTCATTAGCTAATTTAACATTTTTAATGTTTCTAAGATCAATAGCATCTTCTAAGTCTATCATTTGCTGACCTAAAGCTACTTGAATATTGTTTTCTAATAGTTGTTTTTCTTCTTCATCAGGAGCTACATCTAAGAATATACCAAAATCATACAAATGTAAACTAGCTATATCTTCTAATGTACCAACATTGTGACCACCAATCTTTTGAATAAAAGCTTCTTTTGTTGGTGAATATTCTAGTATATCAGATATTCTTAATGATATAGACTCAGCTACTTCGGCTGTAAGATACAAACCAGCATTTAATATATGTCTAGTAGCAGTGTTACTATTAGCGGCAGCTAATTTTTGTACACCTACTAAAGCTCTAGAATCAGGCGTACTACCATCTCTAGCTTCATTTAAACCAGTAGTATCTCTAATCATTTGCATGTAGTAGTTATAGTTTTGTATTAAAACAGGTATTTTACCACCACCATTACCACTTGTTATTTCTTGAATAGGTATTTTACCAGGATTCATATCACCTTCTGAAGTGAATGATCTACCAATTACAGAACCCGTTTGAAAGAACATATTTAATGCTTCTTGTGGGTTGTAGTTAGTTCCATTACCTAAATCTATTTCAGCAAGTCCATCAGCATCTAAATATATACCATCTGGTACCATTCTTGATAACACTTGTTGTATTTTTAAATGAGTTAATTGAATCATATCAGCAAAACCAGTTATACGTTTTACTAATGACTCGATCTTACCTTTATACATTCTTGGTGCAACTATACTATAATTCATTTTAACTTTAGTATAATCACTCTTAGGTCTCATCATGTTCTTAGCCATTTCCCACTTAAGTAGTTTGTCTGTACCTAAAACTAAAGCACCTTCATATAATACTTCTAATGATCTTTCTATTTTTTCATATTGACCAACCATATCTTGTATAGGTGGATCGAAAGTATCATCTCTTAGTATAACTTTACTACCACCACTCATAGTATCTTTAACCTTATAAACTTCGTTCATGTAAGTTTTATAGTTAAAGTATAATATATCTACTGTATTTTTATCAGCTCTATTACTGCTACTGGATGTTCTATAATTTAAGTTTGATTTTTGATTAGGTTGCTTGATGATCTTCATCAATTCGTCTTGATCTAAATTAGGAAACTCTTTTTTTAATTCATTTATAGGTATCGTCTTTACTTCACCTACATAGTACAAGTCATCAAAGTAAGGTGACTCAGTATGTGAATAAACTATATTAGCAGGATCTACATATTCTATTTTAACACCTTGTGAAGTTGTAAATCTATCTTTTACACAAGCTATACCTATAGTTGTTATGTCGTAATATAATCTTTTTCTTGTTTCAGAAAACTTATTACCAGCTAATATAGTAGTTATAGCTTGCTCTTCAGCTAGCTCAACCTCTTGTTTATAACTAAGCTGCATGTGTAGGTTTAACTCTTCTTCACTATCAGGTAGCTTTTCAGGTGGATTTTCTTGTAGACTTATTCCTAACGATTCTTGAGCAAATTTTATAAGCTCTTGAGTTTCTATGTCTCTCATTATAGATTCCATATACTCAGTTCTTTTACTCATTCCATAAGGATCTTGAGAATAAGCTTTTATATCGTAGGTTCTTTCTGCCATACCGTTAACAACTATATCTACAAACTTAGGTATAATAGGTACAGGTTTCCAGTCTAAATTAAGATAAGACAAATCACCGTTAATAGATAATTCATCTTTATATTTTTGTATTGATTGCTCTCCTCTAGCGTATAGTCTTAGTTTGTGATATTCGTTTTGGTTGTTGTAGAATCTAGTATTACCAGAATCACGATCAAACCAATCACTCTCTATAGCTTTAGCAACTTTTAAACCATAGTCACGTCCAACCTTCTCAGAGTCGCTGACAACTTGACTTGGAAAATAACCTTTTGTAATTGATTCTGCCATTTGTTAATCTATTAATTTTGAATGCATCCCTTTATTTTTAAATTTTGATATGCTTATATTTAGTTTCTGTCTTTTTACTTCTGCATTAGGTCTATATAAATGTCTATTACAAGCCATTATAGCTAATCCCGAACTAATTGCAGCATCAAATTTTGTTCTATTGTTTATATCAAACTTAGCCCAGTCTTGTAATGTTTCAATGAAATATAAATCACCGTGTGTTCCATCTATTTTCGTACCAACGTGATCTTGTATGTACATTTCAATTGCAGCTGCATGAGCTTGTTTTATGTCTTCGCTTGAGTTAGGTATTCCACCAACTTCTTTTTCAGCAACAGATAGCTTGTTCCAAGACTTATCTGGTCTATTCATTGAATATCCTCTATAACCACGTCTTCTCAAATAATACAATAGACGAGGTTTATTATTCTCTGCTAATATAGGCATCCCGTAAAATACAAGTGCCATTAGAACGTCTTCAAAGAAGATCTCGGCTGTTTGAGGTCTAGCTACATACTCTAAAAAGAAATGTGCGGGAGGACAATCCTCCATACTAAACTTTGTTAAACCGTGCAAAGCACCTTTAGATCCTTTACCATCAACTGTGCCAGATATATCATAAGAGTCACATCCAAATGAACCCATGTGTTCGTTAGCAGGATATTTAATTCCATTTTTTATTATATGCTTATTTTGTAATTCAGACTTAGGCGTCCAGCTAACTTTAAATCTACCGTTAGCATTTGGGTAAAATATAACTTTACCATCTTTAACACCATTAACCCATTGAAAATTACCTTTTGTCAAAGGAACATTAAGCTCCTCGTTGTAGTCTATTTGCTCGTATATCTTTGCTAAATTAAATATACTGTTTTGTGTCTCATCTCTGAAAGCATGTTCTTCAGTTCTTGGAAATTGCCTGTAAAATTCATTTAAAGCATCTCCATCATTTTTTAAGCCATCAACTTCGTTTTGCCAGTGCTCGATGATTCCCATCTCGATGTATTCTCCGTAAGGTCCTTTAACCTCTTGCTCCGGCGTATCAAAGACAGGGTGTCCATAAGCATCAATGAATCCTTCGTAGTTCCATTCCATAGGTATGAACAAAGAATATAATCCTGTGCTAGTCTGTCCATTACGGTTTCTTTTTTTAACATCTGATCCATTGTAAAGTTTTTTGAAGTTATCTCCTCCTTTGTCTAGAGCATTTGATGTTGAACCCATCATACACTTACCTATAATTCTAGAACCTAATCTAAGGGTAGTTTTAGTAACACGCCAGTTGTTTAGTATGTTATTAGGTCTTTCCCATTTACCACTTTCATCGTGAGCTAGTAGTTTTAGTTTTTCACCATCATAACTATTATCTCCTGTATTTTTCCAATCAATGGTAGTGTCTAATCCTTGTAAGTCTTCTTGATCACTTCCTGATTCTATTTTTCTCCTTGTTAATTTAGATGCTGGTACTCTATATGCTAATTCTGTTAAAAAAGAAAGGATAGTTGACTGATATAGGTACAACTTTATCTGTAAACATTTTCTTAGCATCTGGTCCAGTTTTAGATAATATACCTAATCTAGCATCACTAGATATTGTAGCCATATTAACTAACTCTCCTGACGCCATAAAAGAAAAACCTGAACGTCTGTTTTTAAGGTAACACATACCATAACATCTTTTATCAGCTTTACAAGCTTCCCAAAATATATAGAATAATCTATTAGCTTCTCTAAAATCTGGTTGGCCTACATCTATCTTAGACCATTGTAAGTACATATAGTGTGTACCGGTTATGTAAGTATCTACTCCTTTGTTTTTAAACCAAAATCCTTCTTCTCTTCTTTTAAACTCTTCCTCTATGTAATCTATATGTTGTTCTTTGAAATCTTTAGGTATTTCTTTCCAATCAAATATAGTTTTTAATCTAGATAAAGCTTTAGGTTGTGGACTTACTTGCCACGTATCATTTTCAAACTTATTTACACCAGTTACCTTCGGTAATGCTATTCTTAAATTTTGTATGCTATACACCTCACCTATCTGACCTGTCTTGCTTATAACAATAAGATCATGTTCTTTATTATAACCATATTCCCAGGCTTTCTTTTTGTTTAGCCTTTTTATGGTGTTTATCTTTATAGGTTCTATAACCTCATATAAACTTTGCTTATACATCTTCTTTCTGCAAAACCACCAAAGCTTTTCTTTTCATCTTCTTTAGGTTTGTTATCAAGTATGTCTTGCTCGTTTTGTATCCTGTTTAATATTTCAAACGCATCGAATATAGCTAGCTTTTTTGTAGCGGCAGCATTTTTAAGTCTGTCAGCTGATATGTCATCATCTGTTTCAACTATAGGTTCTTTAGCTACCTTGATTAATTCATCTACTGCTCTATGTCCAGCTTGGATTATATTCTTTTTCGTTTCCTTGATATTCATATTTAATTGTAATAAAATTAGATAAAACCCTATATAGTCTTTGACCATCAACTATAAACTCATATTCACTGTTAGGTGTAAAACCTATTAAATCTCCTTCGTTTACATCTAGCTTATCGTTTGTGTATTTAACAACACCTACTAATGGTTTTTCTTTGTCTTCAAATATGTCATCTGACTTCAAAGGTTTTACAAAACAATAACTAGGTAGGCTTGACCACTTGTCTTTGTTTTTGTATAAAAATATTTGATCTATAGAAACAAAATACTTATCTTCTTCAAAATAAGATTTACTATTTCTTTCCACACCTTGTTGATCGTGCCATCTTCTAAAAACATTGTGATGTATAATAACTGTATCTCCAATGCTTATATCTGTTTCAACAGACTTAGGTAGAGAAACTACTATAGCTTCTCTATTA